ACCGTAATCAACAGCCGGGTTATGTCGCCGGTCAACACACGATCAAGAGTTTCGCCAATCAGCCTATGGTGCGGCCCTTCGATAAACGCCATCCGCTCCCGGTCATAAAAGAACCACTTCGCGAAGTCTAACAGCGGGCCTTCTGGTTTAAGCGTCGTCGCCTTCTTGTGCGCTTCCAGTGAGGCCAAGAAGTGCCGGATCGACGCCAAGTCTGGTTGCTTGCTCAATCAGGGATTCCTTGGTAGCGCCTATCGTTTCGCCGTTGGAAGTGATATCCTGCTTGTCGGTAAGGCCAAGATCACGGGCGATGATGGCATGGTTCAACAGCCCAGCCGATGCGCCCTCAAACTTCTGTTGCCGGATGATCTCTGCTATCTTTGCACAGATATCAATAAAACCATCCCGCGCGCCGTAATTCAGCCAACCTTGGTGACTAATATCTAGGAAGGTTTGCAGCCCCGAAAGCGTCATTGCCCGAATCTTTGGCACGTAAACTATTTCAGGCTCGCCCTTGTTTGCGGCAACCTTGGCTTCATAAAGCGGGTTATCCTCCACCCACTCGAAATACTCAACAGCGGCGGACCATAGCGCATCTGGGCTCTTGAATATCGGATCGCGCCCATGTGATGACCTCGCAAGCCAAAACTTGTTGCCTTTCGGCGCTGCCACGTGTCTGCTCCATATTCCAGAAAAGCGAAAGCCCCGCGGGGGAAAATCGCGGGGCCTTCTGTCAGAGCGCGCATCGGGTTAGGGGCTAATGCACGCCAGATTTTTGTGCCGCCTCTCGCGACATACCGCATTTGGGCATAATTTGGCCCCGCTAGTCAAGCGGTTTATTTCCAGCCCTTAACGCTCGCCATTGCGTCCAGGCCAAGGACCAAGTGCATAGCGAGCCGAACGCGGACCCGCGCGCTTTGGCTCAACCCCCTAAGCGTGTAGCCTTCCCCGCAAATGAGCACGGCTGGAATTGGGTCCGCGCCAAGCGACCGGCATTCCTTCAGCCAATCTTTGTAGTCTTGCCTGATCCTGTGATCGATGTGATCCGGCATGGGCGATCCGGCTGGTTCAATGCGGCGGCTATAGTCTGTCGCGCGGTTTGATGATCGATGGATTGCCAGATGACACCGGCTCACATATTCCGCCGCCGTTTGCTGAGTGTCTGTTAGGCGTTCCCAAAGCCTGGAGTGCATCTTGCACCGCTTGGCTATGACGCGGGTTTTGCGGCCCGCCAGCGTGTGCGCAAGCGTTACGGTTACATCTTCCACCGGGTGATACCGTTCGCGGTGTAGTTGCACGTGGTCAGGCTGGCTCATGCAATCCCCTTCGCGTTGGCGAGCGGCAGATAATGCCAGCGGGGCGCGCTTTGGTCAAGCCAGAGAAAAAAATTCAACTCCCTGCATTTTCCCTCTTGTATCATGTAGCGCTGAGAGCTATATTCACATTATCGAAACGGCGTAGATAGCGCCACCAACCGAGAGGAAAAAAACAAATGACACCGGGAACCAAAGCACTCTTCACTGCCCTTGCCAACGACGCTGGCAACTGGAGCGGAACGCCCCTGCTTGACATCACGAAAGAGCAGCGCGGCAACCTTTCCGACCTTAAAAAGCGCGGCCTGATTAGAACATTCAGGCATGAAGGCTGCGACTGGGTTGATTTCACCGACGAAGGCACGCGGCTCGCTGCTGAACTGGGCTATACGATCTGACACCCTAACCCGCGGGGCTCCGGCCCCGCGCCACCACCAAGCAAGAGGATATAAACATGACCAACCGCATCACAGACAAAGCCATCCGCGAATACCTCGGCCACAATGGCAGCGAGTGCCGGGTGCTCATCCGCCGAAATGGCGACGTGCTCCGCCATGGCGATGCAGAGCACAACAACCGCGGGGCGGACTTTTGGGCATACATAGGAAGTCGCAATGAAATTGCTGATCAGATGGCTTGGGAAGCCTCCGCTGGTCTGACAATAAGCAAGCGAAGATGGTAGCAATGACACCATCTGAAATCTCCACCGCTCGCCAGCGGCTCGGCCTTACACAGGCCGAGCTTGCCCGCGTCTTAGGTTATCGCTCTGCGATGGCCATAAGCAACTTGGAGCGCGGCACAAAAAACATAGGCCCCGCTGCCGCCCGCCTGTTGCGCGCCTATCTGGACGGGTATCGCCCGCCTGATTGGTGACGCAGAGAAAACGCCCCAAGCTTTTGACCTGGGGCGCAATCCGAACCAACCAAGAAGGAAACCCCGCGCTACGCACTGAGTAAGCTCTTGTACCGCGGTTTGCGGCATGGTGCAAGGGGTTATTGCTGCGCTGGGGGGCCGTCATGGCTTGGGGCCTGCGTAAAGTTGCAATCTGACAAGGCGAAATCTCTCTCCGCTTGCTTGCCGTGGTCATAAGCCCGCAGTATCCATTGGGCTGTTGGGTGCCATTTTGTTGATGTGAACCGAATATCCAGCGGCGAAGCGTGGCGCACTGAAGTTTCTCCCCTGAAGTTTGTATAGCTAAACCATATAGACTTCATATCCTCATATCCTCTCAAGTTGCAGGTTGACGCCGCGGGCAAGTCCCGTTTCAGATGAATGCACAACACTTGGCCCTTTCGTTTGCGTGAGTGATTGATCTTCCTGCCCGCGGCGAAACTTTATGCGGCCAAGCCGAACAAGTCGCCAACGGACGCCGCAGCGTCTGACAAGTTCCGGTTAGCCTGGGCCGCGTATTCTGCCTTAAGCTCAAACCCAAGATACCGGCGCATCATCTTGATTGCCATGTACCCAGTCGATCCGATTCCGTTGAATGGGTCTAACACAACATCGCCGGGTTTGCTGTATAGCCTCAGGCAATTCTCAATCACATCAAGCTGCAACGGGCAAACATGGCGCTCGTCATTATCGCCCTTCATCCGGTTCAGCACATTGCCTTGCTGAATATTCATCCACACAGGCGATGCCAATTTCTGCCATTCGTAAACGTCAAACTCGGCATGCTTTACCAGTTCCGCCAACACCGCATCGTCAGGGCATTGGCTGGCGAGCCCTTGGCGGCGCATTTCAACCAGCCATTTGCGCGCGATTTTGACGGCTTCATTGTCGCCGGGTGCAGCATGTTCGATCCGGTCAGGATTATCGCCCGGAGCGCGAAAGAAAAGCATATAGTCAGGCATTCCGACGCGGTTCATGGCGCTATCTTTGCGGATCTGCTTGTAGAGCAACCCAAGCGCCTTGGTGCGCTGCATTTCGACTACCGGGTCTTTCCAGATCGTTGTGCGCCCGTGATAAATCATGCCCGCGTCGGTATGGGCTTTAATCAGGTCTCCGCTGAAATCCTGCAACCCAATAAACCCGTGCTTACCCTTGCGCGTCGGCAGATCGGTGCAGTGTACGCACACGATGCGGCCCGGCTTGATTACCCGCGCCAGCGCTTCGGCAAAGAACTGATATTGGTTCATAAACATGCCGCCTTCCCCGGCATTTCCAAGGTCGCGCTCGCTGTCTGAATAGACAAACAGGTCACCAAAAGGCGGAGAAAACACCGCGCAATCAATCGACTGTTCCGGCATGGCGTGCATGCCTTCGATGCAATCGGCATGGTACAACGCCCAGCCTTCACCGCTATAATCCGCATTCATGGTCAGTTCCTCTCTGTTTTTAGCCAATGTGGGAATTGCAGGTCTAGCGGGCGGTCATAGATCACCCGCCGTTTGGTCAGTGACTGAGCGTGCCGCATCGCTTCGGCCATGCGTGATTTCATTTCGTCATGCTTCTTGCTCTTGACGTTGATCACTTCCCAAATGCTGCGCTCTGTATCGCTTATCACGATGTCATTGCGCACTCGCTCTTGCTGCCCAAACCGATGCGACCGGCGCACCGCCTGATAGTGTTGCTCATAGCTAAAGCTGATCGAAGCAAAGACGGCATGGGCGCAATGCTGCCAGTTGACGCCAAACCCGGCCAGCTTCGGTTTTGTCACCATCACGCGATAATCGCCATCGGCAAACCCTAACAGCCTCCGCTCTTTTTCTTCTGGCGATTGCGAGCCATGCACTTCGATGGCGTCCGGTATCAGTTTCGTCAGCAACGCGCTTTCATCGTTTGTCTCACACCATACAGTCACAGGCTTATCGTGATCCGCCAGTTCCGCCGCCTTTTCGCACCGCTGGCGCAACGTCAGCCGCTTTTCCGCGTGAAAGCTGGTCGCGCTCATTTCGGGGATGCGGAACAGCAATCCATCCGTTTCCTGTGATCGATCCGCAGTGACCTCATGCATTTTGCGGTCAATGTCCGGCAAGATGTATCCGGTATCATCCCCGCCAAGGTCGCTTGGCATGGTGGCGCATCGTGACCATGATGCAACCCATCCCCAAAAGTCATCAACGGCATGCCCTTTCAACCGCCAGTCCTGCGATGCTGTTGACGTATCGTTGATAAACCACTTTGAGAGCATTTCTTGCTGGCGCATAACGCCCAAAAACTCTGCATGGTTGCCCAATTCGGTATGGTCATTAGGGCTTGGCGTGGCGGTCGCGGCCAGCTTAAACCGCATGACGTCGAACGCTTCCTGAATTGCCGCCCTGGTGCGCCCCGCGTAGCTTTTCAGGATGCTGCTTTCATCCAGCACAACAGCGCCAAACGATGCCGGATCCAGTTTGGGCAGTCGCTCATAGTTCGCCACCATCACGCCATCGCCAACTTCGGATTGTTCGCGTATCTGGCGAGCGTCTATGCCGAACTTCTGCCCTTCCCGGACCATCTGACCGGCAACAGCAAGCGGCGTGAGAATAAGCGACGGCTTGCGCGTTTCCTCTGCACACTGCTTGGCAAATTCCAGTTCAATCAGGCTTTTGCCCAATCCTGTATCGAGAAAGCCCGCCGATTTGCCCCGCTCTAGTGCAAAATTAACGACTGCGGTTTGGTGCGCCTTAAGGTGCTGATTGTGTGCATCCGGCGTAAATCCGTGCTTTTCAGACTTTACCGCCCTTGTGGCGATGAAATCCCTGTACTCTGCCAAACTCAAGACTGCATCCTCCGAAATATGCGCCGCAGTACATAGCTGCGCGCGGTTGATAGGACAAAGAACACCGCGGCCACGCCGATGGATTGCGTGGGGCTCGTTTGCCAGCCAAACAGCGGCCAAAGCAATTGCACGGCGGTTGCGGATATGGCGAGCCCGGCGATGGCGTTTGCCGCGGCTTCCATGCCATCCATGCGGCGGCTCATGCGTCTTTCTCCGTCTTTATCGCGTGTTGGCAGTTCCGCAAAATCCGCTGGTATGGCGCGATTATATCCGCCGCCCGCTCCCGTATCTGGCTGGGCACCGGTCGCCAGTGCTCTTGCTCGGCATGCTCAACGCAAGCCGCCTCAACTGCCCAGATAGGCAGATCGTCCAAAAGCCTTATCCAGGTCGTCGCCTTGTCCGCGTTTAGCCTGTCGCCGCTTGTTGGCATCATCATCAACACGTCAAGCGAGCGGGTAAGGCGCACATCGTCACGATCCGCCAATGCTTCGGTAATCGCCAAAGAACAGAATTTCGCTGCCGTCGCCGTCTGGCTGTCCATTTCCCGCCACTGGAATCGCCTCCCCGAACTGACCCACTCCCGCGGCCCGGCGAGCAAGTAGAGCTTCGTGCCATGGGTCATTTTCTGGATCCCCTTGGCCAGCAACGCCAGCCCGCGACTGCCCGCCGTGGCGGCTGTTGCGGCTATTCTGCTTTGCGTCGAACTCGTTCTGGCGTCTGCACCAACCCTGCCAAGCTGCGAGCCATCCCTTAGCGCCAGCCCATTGTTTGCCGTGTTTGAGGTTATATTCCCGGAAATCCTCCCATGTTCGCTGCCAGTCAAGCCCTCGCTCTTCGGCATAGGCAATAGCGCTTTGATCCGGCTCCCAATTGCCATCAAGTCCGCATTTGGCAGTGGCGGATCGCTTGCGCTTCGGTTTTGGCTTAAGCGCATCGTCGGCGGCGGGCTTAACTTCACCCGTTCCGGCGTCCATGCCGTTTTCGTCTGCTTCCGGTACGCTGCCGGGCTGTCCAGGTGCTGCCGTATCCGCTGCATTGCCGCTTCTGATTGTTCGTCCATCGGTTCTCTCCTCTAAGGGGGGGACTATAGGGGGGTTATCTTCTCTACTCTTCTCTTCTCTTATAGCTTCAACTAAGTTATTGTTTTTGCGAGATTCGCCACTGCGTTCGCCACCCGTTCGCCCATGGTTCGCGAGTGTTTCGCGCTCGTTTCGCCGCTGTTTCGCGTCTTTTTCGGCCCGTTTATTCGTGATGGTGTCGCCGGTTTGGGTGATCTTTTTGGCTTTGATTAGCTGGTCTGTGAGCGTCCTAGCCATGCGGACAGAGCAGCCTAGAACGCCTGCCAAATGGCGGTCATCGCGCAACGTATCCCCGCCCCTGGCGTAGATCAGGTCGAGAAGCGCGGCATAGCATCCGATCAGTTCCGGCCCCATGCCCTGCACTCCGTCGAGGAACGCCCGCGGGTCGCGCTTGTACCAGTCAAGCCCCTGTTTCATGGGATTGCCCCTTGCAAACCGTTGCGCCCGGTGTTAAATCTGTTTGCAGACATTGGCGGTGTATCTCTCTCCGCTGCCGGTGTAGAGCGGGTCTGAGTGTTTCCGCACTCCCCGCTCTTTTATTATCAGCCCAATGCTTGCCGGTGTCAATCTTCCACACGAGGAACGAACCGCCTGATTGGCCGCTTGTGGCACGTGCGCCGGTGACTGTTGACGAACTCCACGGCCTCCCAATTTGACCGGTTGAAAATCGCCCCCATGACGCGCGGGTCGATGCTTTCGGGCGGCGGGCAAATCGCCCGCACATCGTCAACGCAGACCGGCTGTTGCGTTGTGTAGGCTATCTGAGCCGCCACACTTCGCGCCTTCGCGAGATAGTCTGCGCGCGTTCGTTCCAGCAACGCCAGCGCGGACTCTCTGGAATCAGTCATTGCCGGTCCCCTTCAGCACGCTTTGAGCCAGCCCGATCGGGTCGTTATGGCCGTCTGCGATCGCTTGCAACGCGGCGATAGCGTCCTTGCCAAGCTGGGTTGCGGCGCGTTCAGCTTCCCGCGCCTTTTCTTTGGCTTCCCATTCGGCCCGATATTTAGCGCGGTTGGCCTCGCGCCTTGCCTTAACCGCGGCTGGATCGTGCTGCTTGCAATACGCTTGCTCAGGCCCATGCCCGCGCTTGCGTGAGCATTGGGATTGCCCAAAAAAGCCAGAGACCCTCGCGACGCAGTTCCGGGGGTCGTGGTATTTCGTGTGATAGCTGCTTGGTTGCCAGTCAGTCATGCTTTCCTCCATAAATGCTTCCGGCTTGCCCCGGCTCATTTGATCCAGAGCAATCGTTCCTGTGATCCGTCGCCTTTGGGCATCGTTTGTTTCCGCACTCAGGGCAAACAATCATGCGCCTGGAAAATGGCGGGGGGTTGCTTTCCTTCCAACACCTCACGCAGCAATAACTCATTGCTTTCCTCCATCGGTGATAGTTACCACGATCAGCCCGCCCGGCACGCGCTCGCCGAACTCTTCCGGCCAAACGTGGATGAAACGGTTGTCGTCGATCATTAGCGCGTCCTGTATGCCGTCTATGGCGGCTTTAAGCGCCGCCTGGACGTTTGACATATCGGCCCGGCTCTTGGGCGGCTTGTGTATCGACCAAGCCAGCCTGGGCCGCCCGGCAAAGGTCAGGAAGGAACAACCCGCGGCTTTGCACTCCCATGCTGCCCAAGCGCGAGACTGGCGTGTCGCTACAGACTTGACGCGCCAATGAACTCGCACGTTCTGCCATAGCGCCGCGTCTGGCCACGGCAGGCGGATGGTGATGGCGTCAGTCATTGGCCAGAAGCTTCCAAAGGCAACGGCGGCTGCAAGCTGACCAATGCGCTGCCGTCTTTTGCCGCTCGATAGCTTCGCCAAGCTTCCCAGCATTCAATTTCACCGCGGCCATCGCGTATTGAAATTCAGCCTCAGTCTGGCAAACCTTTGTAAATCGCTTTAGTTCCGGTTGTTTCACATTCAGATCCTCTCAAGCTGCAGTTTGACGGCGTCAGTCATTGGCCAACGCCCCTAAACGAAAAGCATTGATCCGGCACAAGCAGAGGCGGGGAAAGTTCCGCCGCCGCCGCCCGTATGTTAATCGCCCATGCGGCTGGCATAACACCTTGCTTCCGGGCGGTTGTCACTGTGCGGCGCTTCACGTTGTTTAGGGCGCAAACCCGTTCAACGGTAATGGCGTCGATTGCGTGACGTGTGATTGCTTCATAATCCATGCCTTAGATCATACGCGCAAAAAAAATGCGCGCAATGCTTTTTTTATGTTGCGTGGTGATTTTAGGCATGTACATTGTGTCTATCGACCAACTGAGAGGAATGAAGCCGATGGGCTGCGATATACACGCGACACTAGAAGTCAAAACGCCGACGGGATGGGTATGTATAAACACGTACCAGCACCATCACATGGCTCGGCCTTGCGAGAGCCAAGACTGGTCAAGCCCAGTGACGACCGACCGGAACTATGCAAGGTTTGCCGCCTTGGCTGGCGTGCGTGGCGAAGG